TTTAGGACACCAGGGTATATATTTGGCGAGGCGATAAATGAAGCGGCCATTAATATCCGGTGTCCCGAACGGATGAGGGATGGGATTAGGCAATTAGCCTATAGACAGGAATTATCTATGAGCCGGTATATTCTCGGGCTTATGATAGCGGATCTCAAATCGAAGGACGAGGGGTTTAAGAAATATATGGATAGCATCGATGGGTAAAACTCACTTCACGGAATTGGATTTCGGAATCAATTTAGCGAAGGAAGTCGCTGAAGGTTACCAACGATTTTGGGACAAAAACAAACTGACTGTAATTCATGAGGATGGGCGGGTTCGGATTGTGAGGACGGATGTCCCGCGAACCCGCCCATCGGCTGAATTTGATTACGGTCGGTATAAAAAAAGGAAGCGTGAAGATTACTGCTGAACAGATCGCTGATGCATTAATGCGTCTAGACATTTTAACCGCACAGATCGGAAACGCTCGAATCCGAAAGATAAATAAAGACCCGCTTAAACAATTTATCAAGGCGGTGGAAAAGGAATTAACGAAATGAAAACACATTATAAAATGGGACGGGGCTTACCTCGGGGAGAGAAGGTAGTCGTAAAAGTGGGTAGCCGCCAAGCGGATGTAATACTGGACACCGACAAAATGAATTGGCGGGTAAAGCTGGATACCCCCGACCTTCCCGAACTAGAATATCCGACTTTGCAGAATGCGGTCATGTCCGCAGAAACAATTTTAAAGGAGGATCGGAATTGATCGCCCTCGATGTGGAAACAGTTTGGTCCAAGCAGTACAGCGTGGCCACGATGGGATTGGACCGCTATGTAAAGCACCCCGACTTTCGGGTAACCATAGTTTCCCTGGTATCGAATGATGGATTTGAGTGGGTTGGCGATCCCCGCGACTTACCGGTGGACCGCTTAAACGGGCAATCTATCTGCGCCCATAATGCAGAGTTCGATTCGGTCTGCTGTCGAATGGCAATGGCGAGGGGGCAGATGCCACAGTTTACTCCAAAGGAATGGGTATGTACGGCGGATATGGCAAGCTGGCATCAGTTGCCGAGGTCATTGGCGGGCTGTCATAAGGAATTATTTGGCGAGGAGTTAAACAAGGATGCCCGCAATGAGATGAGTGGACTTCGACCCGAAGAGATCCTCGGAAATGAATCTTTTAAGCAGTATGCACTTGGAGATTCCCGAGCGTGTATTCGCATTTATAATGAACTGAAAATATCCTTCCCCGAGAAAGAATTTCTATTGTCCGCATTTACTCGAAGGACTGCAAGCCGAGGGATGGCAATCGATCAGAAACTTTGCCAGGAATATATTAATAAGACTGAGGCAATAATGAAAGAGGTCGAAACCTTTCTGCCTTGGGTTGGACCGAATGGAGGAGAACCGACTTCCACAGTTGCAATGGCCGCCTATTTAAAAATGCAAAATGTCGAGCCTCCCAAATCGACTCAGGAGGGTGATTCGGAATTACTTTTATGGAAGGCTAGGAATCCGCAATATGCTCCGATCCTTGAAGCAATGACAAGGTGGAGGAAAGCGAATAAAGCGAGGCAGACATATATATCTATGATCTTACGAGTTCGACCCGATCATCGAGTTTCCACCCGTTTAAAGTATTGCGGTGCGCCGCATACCGGTCGCTGGAGTGGAGCGGGTGGATTAAACTTTCAGGGCATTCCTCGGGATGAGGTGGAAGGTACATCGGCCAAGAAATGTCTGACACCTGGTAAGGGACGAGTAATAGTCTCTGCCGACCTATCGCAAATCGAGCCGCGCGTTTTAGCGTACCTTTGCGGAGACTTTGATTTCTTAGGTTTGGTCAGAGGTGGGATCGACTTATACGAAGCTCATGGCCGAGCGACTGGACTTTATAACGAGGATGAGCCAATGAAGGACTTAGCCCCCGAACTTAGGCACTTATGTAAAGCCCGTGTTCTTGGATTAGGATATGGATGCGGTCCGAAGAAATTCGGTCAAGTGGCACAGGCTTTAACCGGTGGGAAATTAAATATGACCGATTCTGAGTCCCGTAAACAGGTCAAAGATTTCCGTAATCAGAATCCAAAGATTGTTGAGCTATGGAAGAAGTGCGAGGACCACATTCGTGAGGAGGCAAGGCAGACTCCTGAATGTGCAACCATGATCTGTAAATCAGGGAAGCCAATCCGATATTTCGATGTGAAGGATGATGGCCGAGAGTTGACTGGTCAGAAGGTCAGAGGACAGGGGCGGATGAAGCTGTATGGCGGATTACTTTTAGAGAACCTTGTTCAAGCAACAGCGAGAGAGCTGATGGCAGATTCACTCCTCAAGATTGAGGCCGCTGGACTCCCCGTTGTCCTTCATGTCCACGATTCCGTAACTGTTGAAGTTGCCGAATCGGAGGGACAGGCGGCACTTGATTTAATGATCCAACTATTAACCGAAGAACCTCTCTATATGCCAGGGCTACCCTTGGCGGCAGAGGGGGAAATCAAAACGCATTACTAATGAAAGTCCTCCGAATCATCGGCTTAATCGTATTATTCATTACCTCAGTCCTCGCCTTAGCCTACATCGTGGCCGCATTCGTACTCACAATAATAACATCACTATTCATCACTACATGACTAATAAAATTATCGGCTTAACAGGCCCAAAGGCGGTAGGTAAATCGACCTATGCCAAATCAATCGAGGGATCGGTAATTCTCTCCTTCGCCACTCCCATTAAAGAGATGCTCAAGGTGATATTGCCGGGGGAAAAGTATCTGCATTTTAAGGAAGAACCAATACCCAACTTTCCCGACAATATTAATACCAGGCAGTTATTACAGAGCCTCGGGACGGAGTGGGGAAGGGAAGGGGTTTATCCTAATATATGGATCGATCTAGCTTATAAGGCGGCTCTACCCTACATCGGGAATAAAACTATTGTCTTCGATGATATCCGATTTCCCAACGAAGCTTGGGCGATTCGTAGATGGGGCAATACACATGAGGTACTGTCAGAAATAGTTCACATCGCTCGCAAAGGCTATGAGCCTGACCCGAATGATAACCATGTCTCAGAGGCGGGACTTCCAAAGGGAATGATAGATAGGTGGGTTAGCGTCGATGGGGACGGACGATAGTCAAATAGCCAAGCAGATGGCAACGGATGCCAAGCTTAAAAATATGCTCCTCAAGATTCCCGAGGATCATCGGGGTTTTACCCAGTCCGAACTGGCCGCGAAAACAGGAATACCTCGCCGTACTTTAAGGCGGATTGAGGACGATGCGATAGGCAAGCTGACTGATTATATTCAGCAGTTTATAGAGGGTGAGGGTTCCGAGTAAATGGCTATCCTATCAGCAGATATGGCGGGGTTCTTCGACAGGCTCCCGCAAGGAGACTTTGGCCATCATACCTTTATTGCCCGCCTTACCCTCCGTGCCGCAATGCATCAATCCGACTTCGAGAAGGCTCACGATTATTGCCTCGAGGTAGCGAAGGAATTTACCCGCCGACCACTCCAGCCGAACGAGATCCGAAATGCATTAACCGGTGCGTATCAAATCCTTTCAGGCGAGAAGATTATCACTCCGACTAAGAAAGTATCAATTGATACCGGAATCTCAACAAACGCAAAAGGTAAGCCCGAGGATCTTGAAATGCTACAACTCCGCTCCTCCGCCATTCCTTTGAATGCCGAGGAGGCGGTTTCCAAGCTATTCCGCCCCGACCAATGGATAAACATTCAGGCGGATAAATATAATACCATGATCAAGTCAGCGGGCGATTGGGCGATTAGCCAAGGGGTAGGGCAGATGGAATTTATCAGCTACAATCCATTCAAGGATATCGGTCCCCGGGTAAAAGAGAATGCCGGTGAGCGGATGTACTTAGTCCACGAAATCGATGACCCGACATGGACCAAGGCTGATCAGATTGGTCCGGCACTTACCCTTGAATCAATCTGCCCCCTTAAGATGATAGTCGATAGTGGCGGTCAGTCCTTACATTGCTGGTACGATTGGATACCAGGTAAAGCCGAGCAGTTTAAACATATGTCAATGAAGCTCGGAGCCGATCCATCGATCTACAACTCACCCCTCGGATTAGTCCGACTACCTTGGGGAACGAGAAAGCCGAAGACTGAGAAGGGCGAGAGATTTTCTGCCCAGCAACCTATTCTTTTTTGGCGGGAATGATTAATACCCTCCTTAAAGCAACCATCGTCAGACGGTTTATTAAGCTTGGGATTTCACCCGTTAAAGCAATGAAAATGGCCGACCGATTAGCCGAGGGAGATGCTGTTGTGCTTGTCAGAAATCACATAAATTTACAGCCCCAAATAATTTTAACACTAATCAAAAATAACATAAAAGATAATGAGACCTGAAAACGACCCATACTACAAAGCACAACTTAAAGCGGTAGAACTGGAATATATGCTCGATAGCCCGACTGTCACCAATATGCCCAACCGATCAATCGAGGTGAGGAATGACGACCCAAAGCCGCTTCCCGAGATTATGTCGTTTAACCAGTGCATGGACTTTGCCACTAATCCGAAGAATGAACTTGAAGAGATAATCGAGGGCGTACTGCACGAAGGTTGTAAGATGATTATATCGGGGTCCTCGAAAGCCGGTAAGACATGGTCCTTGATTAACTTGGCCATCGCCGCTTCAAGCGGACTGCCGTGGCTGGGGATGCCGGTTAAGCAGAGTAAGGTATTATACCTAGACTTCGAGCTTAAGAAGTTCTTTGGTACTGACAGGATTAAGCGAGTAGCCAAGGCAACCTTTAACGGGGAGATTAAGCCCAACCATCACCTAGACTATTGGCCACTCCGCGGCCACCGAGCAGAACTCCTCGATTTACTTACGAAGATCCGAGCGGAAAGGCGGGAATATGATCTGATCATCCTCGATCCCTACTACAAATTAGCCACTGGTATAGACGAAAACGATGCCAAGGCAGTAGGTGAAATCGTTAATCTGATCGAGGATTTCTCCGAGGAGACCGGTGCCGCCATAGTATTTGCCCACCACTTTTCCAAAGGGAATAAGTCAGAAACCGACCACATCGACAGAGCATCCGGCTCAGGGGTATTTGCCCGCGATCCTGACGCTATCCTTACCCTCACCTCCCACGAGGAAGAGGAACACTTAGTCCTCGAAACCACCTCCCGAAACTGTCCATTCTCCCCGCCCAAGGTCCTCGAATTTTCCGCAGATACCTTCCCCCTTTTTCAACATAAGCCCGACCTCGAGGCCAAGTTCAGAAAACCAGGGCAGATATCCACCATTCAAAAAAAGGTTAATGAGGCCTTATGCGACAAGTTTTTGACCCTGTTAAAAGATAAGCCGATTTGCGGTAAATCGAAGGTTATTGAACTTTTAGAACAGCAGACAAATAACAAGATTACCGATGCCATGTGGGCGAGCATACAAAACCTCGCAAAAAGTAAAATTGATATCGAAAAGAATGGTCCAGGTAATCAGAATATCTATTCTTTGAAGCTCGAACTGAAAAGCGAATAGGTTAATTAAATAGTTAAAAGAGTAGTAGTGTCGGCCTTATATAGTATACACACTACTACTCTCTAGACTAAAGACAGGCTGAAAAGTAGTTGTCCTTCGAACTAAGGCTTTGGCCCGTAGCCGGCCCAATAGCTAAAGCTGAAGCTGTAGCTACCGCAATAGTCCGCCAAACCGCTAAGGCGGCATGAACCAGGACAACTACTCCATCAGCCTACAAGCTCACTCGATTAAAAGAATAAAATGAATCATCAGCTTAACCATTCACTCCGTAAAAAATATATATCGGTAAGGAGGTATAAATATATCCATCAGATATCCGATAAGAATATACTATCAGCAATCACAGCAAAGGGGGCATTCGATGGAAATCCAATCCCGTCAAGGAGGATAAGGATATCACATCAGCCAATCACAGCAAAGAGGGCATTCAGAGGAATGGCGGGATTGGCGGTCTTATGCCCTAGCGTTGTAGATTATATAGGTTGAGGGGTAAAAACGCTTTCTAGGTGCTTTCCTGACGATTTAAGAGGCTATTCTGTCTTACTACCTTCAGCCCACTCGTCAATGATTTGTCCGGCAGATAATTTCTTCTGCTCGGAGATATGCTTAATTAGATCCCTGGTAGTTGGATCGACCAAGCAATGGAAAGATACTCGTTTGACTCCTTTGCGGTTCGGAGGTCTGCCTGTTTGGTTTGGACGCTTACCGCCCCATTGTTTTTTATCGGTCATGCTGGTCTTCAATATCTTTTTCGGTATGAAAGCAAGTACAAGCCTCTGTGTCATCGATATGACAGACTAGCTGACAGATCGGACAGGTGTAATAATTGTCATCGTTCATTTGGTTTATCTCCTTAGTTTTTGTGAAATTTAAAAATGCAAGTGTTCTTAGAAAGTAAACTAGACTTAATAGTATTTTCAGTTTTTTTAAGGGTGTAGTAATGTGGTTTAAGGAAATCTTTTCTGTTTACCCAAAACTTAGTATTAGCACCTCTCAGCTTCGTGTATTCTCTAGCTTCCTTTTTATTAAATTCTTTCATGTGGTTGGTCTCCTTATGCGTTTAATGATTTAGAAACTTTTAGTGAATCTTGATGTAATTCTGAATTTTCTACATGGCGAATTGCAGAAGAAAGTGATCCACAACTCGCACGATGTTGAAAGCAGAAACTTTCCTTAACTGTCCACTTATTATAATTAAACCTATCGTATTGTATAACATAGTGAGGTGGATTGTCGCATATATCTTCCCAATCTACTGCAAGTAGCTTGTATTGAGTTGGAAGTGATCCATCGTTTAAAATTGCAAATGTTGGTTGTTCTTCGTTGTTCATGTGGTTAGTCTCCTTAGTTGGTTTGTTGGTTTACCACTCGTAATCGCAGTCGAGTGATTCGTTATTGTCAGTCGAGGCATAAAAATAAAATGAAACTCCATCTCTATTTTCTTCCAATGCCCAATCTGTGCCTGTGCAAAATGCTTCAAGTACTTCGTTGTAAGTAGGGAACTTACTAAAAGGTTGTGAAAAGTTTTCTGACTCCTCGATACCATTCGCATCATCAGTCACTTTATAAGAGATTGTTAAATAAATTTGTGTAGCATTGTTGTCCATACCCTTAATCTAGCTTACCTGTACATAAAAGCAAGATATATTTTACATTTATTTTTAATAATGTTGTAAGTGGTTAATAGTTAGGGAGCTAAGGGATGAAATACTTTACTCCAATATCTTAAATATTACCTTCAAGGCGATAAAAAAGCATTCGACTATTAAATCTCGTTCGAGGAAAAAGAAGAATAAAGTCAGGAGAGCATACCACTCTCGTTGATGGTTATGTATCGGTGACTTCTGCCTCGATGATTTTTTCATCTTTCAGATTGGCAAGCTCGGCTCGGATCTCATCGAGGGATAGAGATTTCTTTACTTCGATGACCTGAGTAGGTTCACCTTCATACTGGCGATGCTTGTCGATTAAGATGCCTGTGGCGATTGGTAGGACTCCTGATGGGATTTCATCGTCCTGAAGTTTAGTTATCAGACTTTCAACCGCAAGCTGAGTCGCTGTTCCGATTAACCCTCGGAGATGCTTTTTCGTATCTTTCAGCGTTTCCTGTTCCCTAGACTTAACGACTGCAACTGTATGGGCTGATATCTTACACTGCTTTGTAATACTCGTTATCGTGGAACCCTCTGCTAGCATCTGTACACATCTAGCATAATCATTAGGTCTCTTATCAAAAAGCTTCTGCCCAGTCCAAACAGCGGGACAGGCTTCCTCGACAACTAAATTAGCCGGAAGGTTCTCGGCTTTCTGATATGCTCTCGGTCTTTTTGTAGGCATGATTTTAATCGGTGTGGCATAATGAGAAAGTATTCTCAATAAGCATTTGGTCAAGGACAATTAGACATAATCATTATTGTGCGAGTGAGCTTTTACTGACAATCAACGACTTACGGAAATCTATATGCGATTTCTGACATTGATAGGGGGGGGAGGGGGGTCGGATTTCGCGGCCCGCCGATCACCGCGACCGATTGTGTCCCATAAAA